AATTCATGCGGGGAGGCTCATCCGAGATTAGCCGTACCGCTACAGAATCTGCCATGATGCAAGACGCCATGAACGCTCGTACGTCAGATAAGCTTGCAGAAGTTGAACGTGTTATTGCTGGATGCGCCAAGCGCCTTATTGGGCTTGCGCAACAGTATATGACTGGCGACCATGTTGCTCGTGTTGTTGGTTCTAGTGCTATGCCTATTTGGGTTAACTTTGACCGTGACTATATCCTTGGGGAGTTTGATTTTGAAGTTGAAGCTGGGTCTACGCAACCTGTTAATGAATCTTTCCGTCGCCAGATGGCACTACAGATGGTTGATGCTATGGCGCCGTTTGTTGGCGCAGGTGTTGTGGACATGGCGGCGTTAGCTCGCCACGTTCTGCAGTTTGGTTTTGGTGTTAAAGCACCTGAAGCATTTATGGCTCCACCACCACAACCTGGTGCTGTTGGTCCTGATGGGCAGCCAGTTCCTGGCGCTCCACCAGCTGAACCACCTCCACCTCCTGAACTTCCTGGCATGATTCCAGGCATGGATCAAGTTGCTACTGGCGGTATGCCACAGCCAAGTTCTATTCCACCACAAGTGTTAAGCGCAATTGCTGCACAAACTGGTGGTTTACCAAACACACAAATGTAACAAAAAACTACTACTATAGAGCAACCCTAGGGACTCTGGAGAAAATATGGAAACTGAAAATTTTGATTCAGAAATTGTTGACCCCGTCGAATATGATGGACAAGTTGATGGTGGAGATGAAGTTGCGGAACCTACACAATACGAATATCTTGATACTGAAGAGTACGGCGACAAATATGTCAAAGTAACTATTGATGGTGAAGAGGTTGAAGTACCTTTTGGTGAAGCTGTTTCGGGTTATCAACGTCAAGCGGATTATACTCGCAAGACACAACAATTAGCTGAAGAGCGTAAAAGCGTTCAATTTGCAGCGGCAATCCAACAAGCGTTGGACAATGATCCGAATGCAACTATTGATCTACTGAAAAGCCACTATGGTCTAAATGAAATTGATCCTTTTGAAGAGGATGATATTTTTGCAGATCCAATGGAGAAACAGTATCGTCAACTTGATAGTCGTCTAAAGTCCTTTGAGGACCAGCAGGCGTTTAACGAGTTGGAACGTAATCTAAACAATCTACAGCAGAAATACGGTGAGGATTTCGATGCTAACGAAGTTGTCGCCCAGGCTTTAGCCATGGGCTCTACAGATTTAGAATCAGTGTATAAGCAGTCAGCTTTTGACCGCATGCACGCTCGGGAACAAGCATCACGGCAAATACAAGCTAACAAGGCTAAGCAGGAACAAGGAATTGTTCAAGCCAAGCGTTCTAGTGGTATTGTAGCTGGTGGTTCTAGTGCTCAGGGAAACTCAGTGGATTCACAACCTATATCATCTCTAAGAGATGCCTTTACGGCAGCTAAACAGCAGCTCGGCATTTCGTAGAAACTTTTCCTAGGAGGAATTACTATGGCAGTTAATGCTAACTTTGATGCACTGTTGTCAACAACACTTGCAAACTACCGTGACAAGCTCACGGACAACGTGTTCACAGCACGTCCACTTACTTATTGGCTTATGGACAAGGGCCGTATCCGCACCGAATCGGGCGGTACGAAAATTGTTGAACAGCTCATCTACGGCAAGAACACAACTGTTGGACCATATGCTGGTTACGACACTATTTCTTTGACCGCACAAGATGGTATCTCGGCTGCTGAATACGATTGGAAGCAGTATGCTGCTTCAATCTCTATCAGTGGTATTGAAGAAGCCAAGAACAACGGAGAGCATGCTATCATTAACTTGCTTGAAGCTAAAATCATGCAGGCTGAAGAGTCAATGCGTGAAGGTTTCAACCTTATGTTCTTTGGTAACGGTACAGATACTCTTGGTGCAGCTGGTGCTGACTCAGGTAAGTCCTGGAACGGTCTTGGCAACATTGTTGAGTCTGGTAACACCGTTGGTGGTATTAACTCAGCTACTGCTGGTAACGAGTTCTGGCGTTCATACGAACAGAACACTGCTGAAGCTTTGTCGCTTGCAAACATGACCACTGCTTATAACAGTGCTTCTGTTGGTAGTGACCATCCTGACGTTATCCTTACTACTCAAGCATTGTTTGAAAAGTACGAATCATTGTTGACGCCTAACCTTCGTTATGCTGATACAAAGACTGCAGATGCTGGATTCCAGAACTTGCTGTTCAAGGCTACACCAATCATGTACGATACAGCTTGTACTTCAGGTGTTGTGTACTTCTTGAACTCTAAGTACCTCAAGCTTGTTGGTCACTCCGACAAGTGGTTCTCACAGACTGAATTCGTTCGTCCTGAGAACATGGACGCTCGTTATGCGTTGATCATGTGCTACGGAAACCTTGTTTGCTCAAACCGAGCAAAGCAAGGCAAGCTGACTGCAAAGACAGCCTAAATAGCTATTGAAAGTTGGGGGGCGCAAGCCCCCCTCTTTTAAGTATTTTTAATTTCAATAATGAAGGAGTAGCTATGGCTGCAAAAGATAAAAACGGTCCTGGGAATAACAAGGCATATATGCCAGTTCCTAAAGGATACAAAGGTAATTGGAATGTTCCTAAAGGAACTCCTTGGAAAAAGGATTCTCCTTATAACCCAGCAAACAAGAACAAGGGTCCAACATCTAGGAGCACTTCTCCAGACAGTGTTGTTGCAGCCAAAAAGGCAGCAGCAGCTTCGTCTAGCAGTCGTGTAGTTTCTCGTTCATCTAGCCCAGCGGCTATTAGCACTGCAAAATCTAAAGTAGCATCTCGTGTGTCTGCTTCAGTTAAGGCTTCTGATGACAAGATGATGACGATGGCTAAGCAAGGTCGTGCGGCTTCTGCAAGTCGTAAGGCTGCAGCTAAGGCTGCACCTTCACCTAGTGATCGTCGTGGTTCAATGGCAAACATCAAGCGTGCTGCACAAGCAAATCGTGCTTCTCAAAGCGCAACCGCAAAGAAACAGGCTTCTGCACCGACTAGTCGTGTAACAAAGAAACCTGCTGGGTACAAGAAAGCTGCTCCGCCAGCTGGAAACAAGAATTACCGTTAAGTAACAAATCCATATAGGGTATGACCTTTAAAACTGTTAATGCCCTATATGGAACCCTTGTTGGTGGTAGCCTGCCTGTAAACCAGTCTGCTACTTCCCAACTACAAATTGGCGGACTGCCATACGTTGGTCGTCAACGTTGCATAGCCAACGATGACACCTGTGAAGGTCCTAAAGCCAAAGGAACCGAATATTGCATCGGGCATCTACGTGCCAACACTAAGAAAGAAACTGAATGAGCACAACTGCTGAACTAAAAGATTTTGTTTATGAAATTTTAGATCTTGACGCTGCTGACTTGCCAACTGCTTTGGTGTATCAGTATCTTAAAGATGGGTTCCAGCGTGTAATCAATCTTGAACGCCGTTGGCCGTTTCTTGAAACAACCTATGCGCTCAGCACGATCGCCAGTCAGCGTGACTACGCCATTTCCGCCATTGGTAATGGCGACATGCGTGAAATAGTCTCAATTGTGGACACCACAACTAGTGGAAACAGACTGTCTGTTATTTCTTTGGATGAAGCCGAGAATGTTTGGCATGGTTCTTTTGACACGCCTAGTCGTCCTTTGTTTTTTGCTGAGTGGAGCGAAACAATAAAACTGTATCCTAAACCCGACACTGCGTATGCTTTGACTGTTCGTGGATATCGTAAACCTAGTTATTCTCCTTTTGTCACAACAACCTTAGAGGTTGATTGTGATGAGCGTTTACATCTTGCTATTGCCTATTATGCTATCTCTCAGGCTTACAAACGTCAGGAAGATAATGAGATGGCTAGCATATACAAACAGTCCTTTGAGGAGGCTGTTTCTCTTGCTCGTAAGGATATGATGCGTGCTTCTGGTCATCGTCCTATGATTATGTCTAGGGGTACTGCACGTCCGTCTGAGCATTACTGGTTGCAGTCTCTTGGTAGAACGCTAGGTCAGTAATGGCTACTAATCTTAGAGTTCTTCGTCAGGACGATTTCACTGGTGGGTTGAATCTTCGTGCTGACCAGTTTCAGTTGGCTCCTAACGAGTCACCTAAAATGCTTAATGTCGAGATTGATCCTCGTGGTGGTATTTTTAGTCGTGGCGCTATGCGCCGTACTAACACTACTGCTATTACCCCTACTAACTGGAACCCTGCTGGTTTGTATTCGTTTTTTGCTTCTACACATAGGTTGATGTTGTCTACTGCTTATTCTTCTGCTGGTGGTGGAACTAATGGTGACGTGTTTTGGTCTAGCAACTGTTCTTCTTATGCAAGTCTTGCTATTCCCATTACTACTTCTTTTGGTGCTTCTTTTGCTTCTTGGGGTGAAGAACTATATATTGCAACTGGCGCTGGTAGTGTGTCTTACAAGTGGGATGGAACCACCAAGATTGCTTTGACAGCTTCTGGTCCTACATTTCAAAACTCATACACTTCTCCTACTTTGCCTGCAGTGTTCTTTCCCAAAGCTAATCACGTTGTTACTCATGCAGGTAAAATCTTTGCTGCTAACACAAATGAAAACGGTGTAGCATACCCTAACCGTATTAGATGGTCGCACCCCAACCTTCCTGGTAACTGGGCTGCTGATGACTACATCGATATTAATACTGGATCTGTAGGAATTACAGCTCTTGCTGTTTTCTCTGGTCATATTGTTGTTTTTAAAGAGGACGCAGTGTTTGCTATCTTTGGTTACGATTCGGACACTTTTCAAGTTGTTGAAGTTTCTCGTTCTGTTGGTGCTGTAAATCCTGGTTCTGTTGCAACTACAGAATCTGGTGTTTATTTCTATTCACACCCTGATGGTTTAATGCTTTACAATGGTAATGGTATTGTTGACTTGTTTCAACCTTTGCGTCCCGCTTTGGTTAATGGTTATGTTAACTCTGCAGCAACTAACGCCATTAACGTTAACTATGTTAATCGTCGTGTTTGGGTTTCTGTTCCATACAGTGAAACAACAAGCGCAACCACGCCAACTGTTTCTTTTGTGTATGATAATACAGTAAACAAGTCTGGTGCTTGGCTGATGTTTTCCTCTTATGATGGTTGTGGTATTTCTGCTGGTTTAACTTTTACACAGACAGACGGGACAACTAAACATGTTGTTGCTCACCCTACAGAGCCGTACACATTGACCGTAGACAACTACGGCAATGCTTTGGACAATGTTACTGGTACAGATAATCAGTTCACTAGTCGTTATCGTACTCGCTGGTTTGATGCTGGTTCGTATGCTCAAAATAAAATGTTTAGACGTCCTAGTTTGGTTGTTAAGCAAACACCTTCTGCTTCACAGTTGAATGTTTTTGTTTATGGCAACTATGAAGAAGCTGAAAATGGCGAAATGAAACAGTACGTTATTGATATTCCAGCGTCTGGTGGTAGTATGTTGTGGGGTTATTCTCTTTGGGGTTCTGCTACTTGGGGCGCTGCGAACCCTGGATCGCAGGTTGTTAATGGTCGAAGTGTTGGGCTTGCAAAGTCTGTACAGTTAGAATTTGTTGGTTCGCCAGCACAAACGTGGGGTGTCAATAGCTTCACATTAAAGTATAATCCTAGAAAGGTTAAAGCATAATGGCTAGTTTAAGTATTCCAAACTCATTTACAAACAACACGGTAGCCAGCGCTACTGAGGTTAACGCAAACTTTACATCTGTAAAAAGTTTTGCCGAGTCTGCTGTTGTTCAAGTTGATGGTTCTGTTCAGGCTCCTACTGCTGCTATTGCAAACTTGGCTGTCACTACAGCAAAGATTGCCGACTTGAATGTTACTACGGCCAAGATAGCTGATGCTAGTATTACTGTTGGTAAACTTGCTGCTGGTGTTCAAATGTCTGGACCCACAGGTGCAACTGGTGCCACAGGTCCTACGGGTGCTACTGGTGCTACTGGTGCTACTGGTCCTACGGGGGCTACTGGTCCTGCTGGTCCTACTGGCCCTACTGGTCCACAGGGAAGTCAAGGACCGCAAGGAATTCAAGGACCTGCTGGTCCAATCACGGACTCTTTAACCATTAACCAAAACTCTGGTAGTGCTATTGGTGTTCATGTTATTCGCAACTTATCTCAAGCAAACTGGGATTCATTTAGAACAACAAATGGTGCTGGTGGTATTAACTTTGCTGTTGACTATTTAGGTCAAGTTTTTGCAAATGCTTATTTACCTCACTCTGACAGAACGTTAAAAGAAAACATTGAAGTAGCAAACAAAACAGAATTGGCTTCTGTAGTTGATTCACTTGTTCCAAAAACTTTTAATTGGATTGCCCACCCTGAACAGGATCAAATTGGTTTTATAGCACAGGAAGTTCAAGAAGTTTTACCTATTGCTATTCATGAACATGAAGGAAAACTTGGTCTTAACTACAATGTTTTAGTCACCGCATTGGTTGCAAAGTGCCAAGACCTAGAAGCACGATTGGCAGCGTTAGAAGCTAAATAATGGCTACAGAAACACCAAGGAATAATCCACCAATACAAGGATGGACCGCACCGCTGCTGGAACAGTTGCGTTCTGCAGACGCACGCACCCTACAGCATGTTTTCACATCATTAAAAGATTACCTAGGTGGCGTACAACAAACCATCAGCTCAAACTATTACGATCTAAACATCGGGTCTGTATCTGCGGGAACAGCTGGCGCATCCATAACAGGCACATTTCCAAGCCAAACATTAAACCTAACGCTACCTACGGGTCCTACTGGACCAACAGGTCCTACAGGTCCTGCTGGTCCTAATGGTTTTTCTTCTTTAAACCTTGACGGTGGACATCCAGATTCTATCTATGGTGGAACACCTTTGATTGATGCGGGGTATGCATAATGGCTGTAGTAATTCAACATCGTAGAGGAACCGCAGTACAATGGACGTCTGCCAACCCAATCCTTGCACAAGGTGAACCAGGATACGAATACGATACTGGTAAGTTTAAGATTGGTAACGGAGTAAACACATGGAGTGCATTGCCATACTCTTCAGGCGTTACAGGAGCCACAGGCGCAACAGGTTCTCAAGGTATTCAAGGCATTCAAGGACCAATAGGTCCAATTGGTGCGACAGGACCTACAGGTGCTACTGGTGCCACAGGTACGGCTGCCACCGTGGCTGCTGGGACTACCACGACAGGAGCAGCAGGTAGTTCAGCTACTGTAACTAACTCTGGCACATCAGCGGCTGCTGTATTTGACTTTACAGTACCACGAGGAAACACTGGTGCTACTGGTACTGCAGCCACTATTGCTGCTGGTACGACCACTACAGGCGCAGTTGGCACTAGTGCTTCTGTAACGAACGTAGGGACGTCTAGTGCCGCTACCTTTAACTTTACCATACCTGTTGGTGCTACGGGCGCTACGGGCGCTACAGGAGCCACTGGGGCTACTGGAGCAACAGGTCCTCAAGGACCACAGGGTATCCAGGGTATCACAGGAAACACGGGTGCTACAGGTGCCGCTGCAACTATTGCAGCTGGTACCACTTCTACGGGTGCTGTTGGTACTTCTGCTACTGTCACTAATACAGGCACGTCTGGTGCTGCAGTGTTTGATTTTGTTATTCCTACGGGCGCTACGGGGGCTACGGGTGCGACTGGTGCTACGGGTGCTGCTTCTACTGTTCCTGGACCTACTGGTCCTACTGGTGCTACTGGTCCACAGGGTATTCAGGGTGTTACTGGTACTACAGGTGCTACAGGAGCGGTTGGGGCTGGTGTTGCTACTGGTGGTACTGCAGGTCAGATTCTTTCCAAGATTGACGGCACAAACTACAATACACAGTGGATAACAAACAACCCTGCCACAACATTAGATGACCTTACGGACGTAACGATTACCACTCCTAGTAGTGGGCAAGCTTTGGTTTATACGGGTACACAGTGGGCTAATCAGATCATTTCTACTGATCCAATGAATGATTCTAAGTTTAGTGCAATTATTTTAATGGATGTAGGAGTTTAATATGGCAAGTGGCGACAGAGTAGAAACACGACTGGTTAACCCGACAGCGTTGACAGCAACAGACGCAGCACTTGGTGCTGCTGTCGTTCCTGCAGGTAATGCGTGGGTTATTAAACAAGTCATCTTGTGCAACACAACAGCAATAGACAGGCTCATTTATCTTGGTATTGGTAACACGGTGACGGGTGGAACATCTAGCCGTTTCATTCATGCTTTACCCATTGGTGGTAATGACACTATTGTTTTGGATACTGCGATGGTTTTGAATGCTGGCGACAGACTTTGGGGTTACTCAGACGCTGGTAGTTCCGTGAACATTACTGTTGTTGGTTGGAATAAAACACTGTAATGGGTATTTCTGCTGTTCTTAGTGCTGCTGGTGCTGTACCTGTTGGGGTTGTAAACCCTTTTGCTGGTGCTAACGCACCTGCTGGATGGTTGCTGTGCTACGGTCAGGCTGTTTCTCGGACGCAGTATCCTGTTTTGTTTTCCACTCTCAGCACTACTTATGGTGTTGGTGATGGTACAACAACTTTTAATGTTCCCGACCTGAGAGGTCGCACCATTGCTGGTGTTGACAACATGGGTGGTACGGATGCTGGTCGTCTTGATATTGCTAACAGTTCGGGTGCTGTTACTGGTTCACAGTATGTGACGTTAACTAGCGGACAGTCTGGTTTGCCTGCGCATGCTCATACAAACACCGCAACTTTTAGTGGTACGGCTGCAAGTCACACTCACGTTGCTGATGCACATAGCCACTCTGTTTATGACCCTAGCCATGGTCACTCTTTTACTCCTAGATGGGGTGGTTCACAAGGTGTTGGTTTGAATATGAACGCACCTGCTTATTCAAGCCCTTATGGTCTTGGGGGTGGGTATGTTGAAGGTGCTTATGCTTCTACTTCTTTATACAGTGCTCAACCAGCCAACCAGTCAACTTCGATTACTCCTGCTGGTTCTGTAACTGTATCCAATGTTAACAACACTGCTGCTAATGCAGTGTCAGCCCACGACAACATGCCACCAACTATGGTGCTTAACTACATTATAAAGGCTATGAACTGATGTATTATTTAACTGAATTTTTTGATGGTGAGCAGACTTGCAATACAATTATTAAATTGCTTGATGGTGGTATTTTGAATATTCCAATTAGTCCTGGCAATAAACAGTATGAGGCTTATCTTGTGTGGCTTGAAGAAGGTAACGAGGTTGGTTCTTGGGCTCAATACAACAATCATGACCATGATCATCCTACGGAACTTCCACCCTTAGAGGATTCTAATGGGAATTAGTCAACAGATTGGTGCATCGTCAATGGTGAAATGGGGGGTATGTACTAGCAGTACACGACCAGCATCGCCGTATCACGGTCAACATATTTACGAGACAGACACAAACTTGCAGTATGTGTGGAACGGTTCAGCGTGGGTTAACAACTATGCCTCGTCTGCGTCACCTACGTTTACTGGTGTCCCTGCTGCTCCTACGGCTGCAGTTGACACAAATACAACACAGGTTGCCACTACTGCTTATGTTGTGGGTCAAGGTTACGCAAAATTGGCATCTCCAGCATTAAGTGGTACGCCTACAGCACCTACTGCTTCCGCTGGGACAAACACAACACAAATAGCAACTATGGCTTCACGACCTTGGAATGTTGCATGGGGTCAAGTTGGTTATGTTAAAAAAACAACCACAACAAGTATAGTCAATAGCCCCCCTGTAACAGTTTTTTCTGTAAACTTCACAGCGGTGTCAGGGAGAATGTATAAAGTAACTTCAGAACTGTATTTACAAAGCGCAAGCACGAACACATATATAAACTGTGCTATTTACAACGGCTCTACGAGAATACAAGGCGCAGACTATTACATGTCGCCAACTATAAACTTGTGGCATTCTCCAACATTGTTCACTTACTTTAGTGGAGCAAGTGGTTCCACAACAATCAGTGTTCAATGTGCAATGGGTGCTGGAACTGGTCAGGTTTATGCTGACACTGGTGGGTACGCAAACGCTTTAATGGTGGAAGATGTAGGACCTGCATAATGGCTATTAGTAACAACGCAAGTGGTATACGCCCAGGAGTATGCACATCCACAACACGACCATCCAACCCCTATCTTGGTCAACTAGTTTTTGAGACAGACACATTCGTATTGAAATACTGGAACGGCACCATATGGCAAGGTGCTATCTCTGCCCCAGCAGGAACAGTAAACACTTTTGCAGGATCCACAGCACCCTCAGGGTGGCTGTTGGCTTACGGTCAAGCTGTGTCTCGAACAACATATGCGGATTTATACGCAATTGTTGGCAACACATACGGAGCAGGTGACGGAACCACAACGTTCAATATTCCAGACATGCGTGGACGTGTGGTTGCAGGCGAAGATGACATGGGTGGTACAGCAGCTAGTCGTTTGACAAGCGCAGTTTCTGGAGTCAACGGGGCAACCCTTGGTGCTACTGGTGGAAACCAAATAATGCACGCCCACGACCATGCGAACTCAGCAACTTTTACTGGTACTGCTGCAAGCCACGGCCACTCTCCGAATGCCCATAGCCACTCTGGTTCTGCAAACGAAAACGCATCAACTTCGTTTTTGCGTCTTGTTAATGCGGTTGGAACCACAATGGAATCAAACCACTTTGTTGGTAGAGGAACCGCAGGTTTTGCCGACCACGTTGGTGCGTTCCCTCAACACTCTCACCCGTTGAGCATCAACGCAGAAAACGCAACAGTGCAAAATGCTTCTATTACCCCTGCTGGTACCGTTGCAATGACTAACGCCACTTTCCCTCCTACTGCTGGTGGGGCTTCGCAAAACGTACAGCCAACCATTATCTTGAACTACATCATCAAGTTTTAACCATGCACAGTAACAATAAACACTATATAGAGGATCTGTATGAGCGACACAAGTAATTTTGACTACCTAGGGTATGGCAAGCGTAAGCGGGCAGCTGGCAGCCAGTATGGCGCCAAAGCAGCCCAGTCTGCCTATAGTCAGTTCCTGTCTCAGCAGCGTGGCAATCGCAAAGTGTTTGACATTAACAAACAGTTTGAACAGGCAGCCCCTGGGGTTGTTGGCAGTTTCACTAAGCGTGGCTTGGCTGGTCCTGGTGTTCAGTCTGGTATCTATAAAAAAGGTTTAACTGATTTTGCTAATCAGAAAACCGAGTCGATAAACAATAGCCAGATGGATACTGCTGGTGAAATTCAACAGTCTAAACTTGGTGATGCTTATGACCAGGCTGCTTACCAGTCTGAGTTGGAAGCTTTGGATTTTGAGAAACAAAGTAATATTGCAAATACAGCAGCGTCTTTGACTGCTTGGAAACCGTTTTTAGGAGCATAGTCATGGCAAAAGAAAAAAACAAACGTCAAGCGGCTATAGATGCCAACAAGAAAAACAAGGGTAAGGCAACAACGGTTGCTTCTGCTGATGTTGGTCCTACTAGTCGTGTGACAAACAAAAAATTTGAAGATAAAGCTACCTCTAGGCTGGTTGGACAGTCTGAATTAACTAAAACTCGTACTGATGCTGCAAAAGCTGCTGCTGCTGCTGCTAGTGGTGGTGGAGGCGGCGGTCGTAATGTTTTGAATGATTACACTCGGCAACTTCAGTCTTTGCTTACTGGTGGTTCTTATGGTAAACCTTATGATCAGTTGCAGTCTCAACTTGAGGGTATGTATGGTGGTGCACAGGCTGATTTGACAACTGATCGTGATGCTCAGTTGTCTGGTTTGAACTCTTTGTATGGTGGTGCACAAACAAATTTAGATACTAGAAATACTCAGGGTCTTACTAATCTGCAAACTGGGTACGACACTGCACGTACTAGTCTTGCTGGTTTAAATACACAGGCTGGTAAAACTATTAATTCTTCTATGGACAGTTTAGAAGCCATGCTGAAAGGACAAGCTAATCCTTATGCTAATTTGCAGGCTGAGGCTGTTACTCCTACTGCGCAGTTGTCATCATTTTTGCAGGGGCAAAATGTTGGTGATCAGCAGACACAGGATTATGCTCAGGTTTTAAATGCTCAGAATGCTGGTTCTGCTGGTGCGTTTAATAATCTTGCTGGTATTTTACGCAGTATTTCTGGTGCTAATCAGCAGGGTGCTTTGGCTGATGTTGCTGTGCAGCGTGATGCTTCTACTCGTCAACTTGCTAGCAACAACCAGGCTTATGGTAATCAACTAACCCAGGGTTTGCTTGCTGATAAGTTGAAGATGGGTCAGGCTTACGATCAGAATACTTTTGATATTTCTAAGGGTTTGCTTGGAGATACTTCTAATGTTAACCAGAATTATTCACAGAATAAACAGACTTATAATCAAGGGTTGTTGCAGGGCACGCAGAGTGTTGCACAGAATAAAACTGGTCAACAGAATGATTTGATTAAACAGATGCTTGCTGCTATGGCCAAGGGTGGCGTTCCGAAGAAAGGTAAGTTGTTCTAATGACCGATCAAGAGATGCAGATGATGGCGTTTATGGCTGCTGCTAGAGGTGGAAACAAAAACCTTAGTGGTGTTTTAAACAACATGGACAGTCAGTTGCTTGCTATAATGGCGGGTGCTTATGATCCACGTACTGCTGAGCAGTCTGGTCCTAGTGCTAATAGTTACTGGTCTAGGTATTCGCAGTCTGAAAATCCTATTATTCAGGATGTTATTTCCAAGATAACTAGTGGTGCAGATAAGTTTCAGATTAGTAGTTATATTGATTCTATTGCTGCTCCAGGTATAGATTTGGGTGGTTTTCAGGTTGCTGATTTGAAGGGTGTAGCTCAAGAATTGTATAAGGAATATACTGGAACCAGCACTGGTTCTTCTAGTTCTAAAAATAAGACCGCAACTCAAAAAGCTGGTATACCTGACCCTACGGAGCTGTACAACACTTCTACTGTTCCTCTTTCGTCAATTAATGAGCAGTACATTAGGAAACTTCAAGAAGATTTGGTACCTAAAGTTAAAGGTTATGGAGATGCACAATACAAAGTTAATGCTGCTAGAGAAGGTTTGGGACGAGGTAGTTCCGCCACTGAAGAGGGCAAGCGCATAAAGACTGCTGATGTTTTAAAATGGTTTGATGAGGAAAGTTCAAAAGGACGAGGTGCTCTTGGGTTGAATCGTGCTCGTTCTTACTTTAAAAATAACCCTGTTGATGATATATCTGTATCTGATTTAACTGGTGTTTTGGATAAGTCTGGTTCTGATTCTTTGAAGTATTCAAATAATCGTGGAGGAGATGCTAAAGGGTTTGGTAAGGCTGTTAAAAACATTACTAAAAAAGCTGGGTCATCTCGTGGGGTTGGCTACAATAAGGCTGCTAACAAAAAATATGATGACGCCATGCAAGCAATGCTAGACATGGAAGGAAGTGCTAATGCTGCCAAGCAGCGTGAGCAGGCTGTCCGTGAGGGTCAAATGGATTATGCTAGGCAGAGTGGGGCTACTCCCACTACTGACGCCATGAAAATGATCATGAAGTTCATTGCTTCGTCTAAGTAACGAAAAGTCTTACAGTATATGGCTAATCCTTATAATGACCAGCGTTACGCAATGGCTAAGGCCATGCGTGAACAGAAGCAAACACAACCTGGGTTCACCCCATTAAACAAGACCACTAGTGCTACTGGTGTGGCTTATGGGCGTCAGGCGTCTAATATGATGTCAACTAACTTTGATTTGAAGAGCGCTATTGACGCTATTGGTCAGGGCAAAACTTCCAAGTCTCCACAGGGTGGTGTCCTTGGTAGTGTTCTTGGTAACTCTGTGGTGCAGGGTGTTCTTAAACCTCTTAGTCTTTTGGCTTTGCCAGGTCGTACTGTTATTTCTGGTTTGCGTGAGTTTGGTGATGCCGTAGATGGTAACAACAAAACTAAAGCTTCCTTTGGTGATTTCAAGAAGCAAGCAAAAGATGTTTCTTTTGGTTTTGGTACTGCTTTCAATATTGACACTGGTTCTAAATGGCTGGATAGAGCTATTGGTTTTGCTGGTGACGTTGCTCTTGACCCTATTACTTATGTAACTTTTGGTGCTGGCAAGTTTGCTGGATATGCTGGTAAGCTTGATTTGGCTAAAGCTGTTCTTGCGCACAACGGCGACGAAGCTCTTGCTGCTTCTGTCGCTCGTTTCGGTCGTGCTGCTATTAAAGATCAAAACCTACTTACTGACCTTGGTGCTAATAACCATGGTTTGTATATGCTAGGTAAGCGTATTAAAGTTGGTAAACTAAATGCTGCTAGCGGTGAAAGAATGGGTTTGCGTATCCCAGGCAGTGGTGCTATAGGTGCGTTTGGCGATAACGCTATGGCTAAGATGCGCATGATGGGTTCAGAAACTAAGATGGGTGAATTTGTTCGTAAGTGGACTTTACCTAACGAGCATCTTGTTGCCCGTACAGCTTTGCTTAAAGGAGCTACTGCCAGTGGAAAGCCTTTGTCTACAGATACAAGCACTGCATTGATTGCTTATTTTTCTGCTACTCCAGCTATGAAACAGTTCATGGGTACGCTTGCGCAGAGCGAACGTCAAGTGTTGGCTAAAACTTTAGAGACTGAAGCTGGTGCGGGTCTTGAAGGTTACGCTAAGGAAGTTTATAAGTATCTTGAGAACCCTGAGCTGTTAGCTACTGCTACTCCAGAGATTCAAGCTGCTGTACAAAAATGGGGACCAGAATTCTTTGATTCTTACGAGGCACGTGTTGGTGCCGCAATGAAAGAAGTTGACCCTGCTTCTCCTGGGTTTGATGGCGTTACAAACTATTTCCCTAGAATACAATCAGACGCTGCAATGGCTTATCGTGCTAACCCTAACAGTCCTCATGCTGCTGACCTTAATAGTATTTATTCCAGGGACCCTATGGCTGGTGGTAAGAACTTTAAGACTCGTACAATGACAAAGGACGACATCTGGTTTGGTCACAAGTTAACGGTTGATGATTTAAAGAGCACAGACAGACTTAATAAACTTGCTAATGATGGTGGTTTCATTGGTGACTTCTTTGAAACAGACATTCGCATTGTTGCACCTAGATATGTTGATGAGTTTGTTAAAGAGTCTGGTATCTTGTTTAAACACAAGCATCTTGCTGATGCTGGTTTTTGGGAACGTGCTGCAGCTATTGACATGAGTGGTGAGTTTGTTGACGAGATCATGCTTGAGTCCATTAAAAAGTCTGCTGGTTCTATCGCTGGTGATTTGAACGCTTTGTATAAGCAATCTTCAAAAGCTTATTTAACTTTCAACGATGCACTGGTTGCACATCAGGCAAAGCTTAGTGGTGAAATTAAAGAACTGCTGGGTGACACTGGTGCTGTTGGTTCAAGAGAGATTCTTTTGGACACAGAGGCTGCTTTGAATGATATTCTTACTGGTGGTTTAACTATCAGTGCAGACCAACTTGGGTTGGCTGCTAATGCTCTTGACAAAAGTAAAAAGACTTTGGTTGATTTGTTTGGATACGCATATACAAAAGGGGGCAAGCTTGTTCTTAAAGATACAGGTCGTGAGGCTACTGAGTCTACGTATTTGTTGAATGGTATCCTTGGTCATCTGGATAGCATCCAGGATGACTTCTTGGATCTTGAAAGACAAGCGACTGTTTTAGGTAAGGACCTTACAGGTATTGAACTTAAAAGTATTGCCGACAAGACTGATGCTGCACACAAACTTGCTTTGGAGCGTTTGAAAGCTTCTGAAGAAAACGTTAAAATTGTTTTGGAGTTTGGTAACCAACTTGAAAGCGTTCTTGAGGGTGTTATTTCTGGACAGACATACGCTAGAGACATCACAGATATTCTTGGTATTATAGGCGAAAAGGGAATGCTTACTGATACTGCTGTTTCTAGTATTGTGGACAAGACTGCTGCTGGTGTTAAGAATGCTGAAAAGGCAGAACGTGTTCGTCAAACTGCTTTGCGTAATTTAATTAATAAAGAGGGTGGTCTTTTCCAGCGCCTTACTAAAAACACAAAATTAAATAAGACTTCTGTGTCTAAAATGAATGACAACCTGTTTAATAACAATCTTCCAAAGGTTTTTACTGGCGAACTTTCTTCTAGTGAAGTTCGTAGTATGTCTATCTATACTTTGTTAAATGATGAGCGTATCTATGGAGAAAATGTTCCAGAGTTTCTTGTAGCGGTTAGGGATAAGCTTCTTAAAAACTTGCAGGAAGCGGACGAGGCTGAAGTTATTGCTGCGGAGATAGCTAAAGATGCTGGTGGTGGTGCCCGTAAGAACTCTGGTAGTATTTGGAAAACACAAACTAAGCCAAAGATTGCTGAAGCAAAGTTGCTGCGTGAGAACATTGATCAAATGGATGAGTTTGTCAACCTTATGAGAAACACTGATCTTCTTCGTAATCTTGGAGACACGGAAATTTCTTGGGGTTTGTTTGAATCACATGCAAGGTCTAAGCCTTGGTTGTCTCAGTTTATTCCAGACAATGATGTTGCGTACTTGAATGAAGAAGCAATTAAAGACTTGATGGGTTATTACGATAATGTTTCTGGTGGTAAAACTGTCGATGGTGCTGCTGGTTATGCTCCTTGGTCTGGAGATAAAGGACTGGATGTTACTCCAGAGTTTAAACCAGGAGAAGATGTTGTAGAGTCTATGGCGGTTAGAGACTTCTCGCAGTCTACTGGCGCAAGACCCCGTGGAAGTAACGTCATTACGTATAATGACTTGATGGGTGAAATAGATAGATATTCTGCTTTAGCTAAAGAGGCTTACGATAGACCAGAGTTTTTTGCTACTGGTGCTGGTGTTGGACGAAAGACATATTCGGCAAAGTCGCTTCTTGAAATTGACGCTAAATTAACCGCTGCTCGTGCAAAGGTTAAACAACTTAGAGCAGCAAAAACATCTGGAACAGAGTCTTTGTCTGCTGCCCGTGAACTTGACGATGCACTTAACACTATTAAAGAAATCACTAGTGGTGGTTCTTTAACACGACCTGAATGGTTCCAAAGTGTTGCACATACAAACGAGGAACTTGGTCGTGCTTTGTTTGACTACCATATTGTTTCCGACCTTGGAAAACGTTGGAATACTGTAAGCGAAATATTCTCTACGTTTGGTATTGCACCTAGTGAAAGAGTGTTCACTCGTATCAGTAAGAATGTTTCACAAAAGTTTATTGATATTATTGATAGCAACTTGACTTCTACACGTATTGGTGTTTTGAATCTTGAAAAGTTTGAAAGGGCTGTTTCCGATATTATTAACAACCCAGACCTTTCTGTATCTGCTGGTCGTGTCTTTCAAGACCAATGGGACAAACTGAGTTCTGCCGAGCGTGAAACAATCCAAGTTGCTTTAGGAAACAAGTCTGTAGCAAGTGGGGACGCCTATAGTCTCCGCATGGAACTAAAAGCAATCAAGGGCAGGGCACGTAAGGCTGGTGCAACTCGTTCAGAAATAACTAAACTAGAAAATGATTTCTACAAAGAAAAAGTAGATCCATGGTATACACAGGCTTTCCCTGAAGGAAGAAACTACAAGGGCGACAAGACTGCTGCTCTTAAAGAGCTTGCACCTGTTCAAAGAAAGGGAGCCAAGTCTACGTACATGACTCCGTTCGCTGAAGAAGCTGATGCTGCTATTGTCAAGTCGTTCTTTGAAAAGCATTTGGGTGCTTCAACTATTAAAGGAAGAAGCGCCACCCCTGTCGGGTATGTTGGCGAGTCTGGTAGTGGATCGATGGTTAAAGTTGTTGGTGGAGAGAATACTTTGCAGACAAAAATTAAAGCATTGAAAGAATCTAAAGCTCGTTATGGTCAGATGTTGGATGAAGATTTGGATATGGAAACTTTCCTTCGTGACCCAGGCGCACCACAGACTCGTCCTAGCATGAAGGTGCGTATTATGCAGCACACTTCAGAGCGTTGGCAGGCAGCTACTAAGGAAGCACAAACAGAAGCAGATAACTTTGCTTTGCGTACTCGTGATGCTGTGTCTGCTAAAGAATCTGCTACTGTTCTTCAAACAGAAGCTGATCTGTTGTCCAAGGGTAAAGCCGTTCCTGCAAACTTCCTGGCTAAAGTCAAGGCTGTGGAGCCAAAGATTAAAGCCATTGAAACTGCTGACAAGGCAGTTGCTGCTGCTCAATCAAAACTGGATGATGTAACTGCAAAGCTTGCAGAGGTTCAAGATTCTATTGCTGCAAAACAAGAAGTCTGGGTTTCTTCTGGCAAAAAAGGAAAGCGCCCTTTAACAAACACAGAGTCTACCCGTATTGAGCGTTTAACTCCTGCAGTCAAGTCTGCTCAGAAGCAGCTTGACACGGTACAGAAAGCTAGAGCCAATGTTCCTGCGTTGACTCCTAATGAGTCCAAGTTTGTTGATTTGGTTAAGGCTGAACCAACAATGAAAGCAGCCAACCCTATAACTGGTCAGACTGCACGCCCTGGACGCCCTTCTGCTCCTTATGCTGAACAAGCCAAGAAGATTATTGACACATACAACAAAAAGGCGAACAGTGTTATGACTGCTAAGGCTAAGGGTGATGAAAGACTTGTACAAGTCATGAATGATGTTGCTGCATATGATCTTTCTACTTTTACTGATGGTTTTAAAACTGTTGATGGAGAGTATGCTGCATTTGACAATGGAACTAAAGTTGTTTTCACTCCCGAAGAAGCAGAGTCTTTGTATGTTGGTGGTTCGGTAAGATCTTCTGTTACTTCCGAAAACGTTAATGATTCTATTCGTGAAATACTACAAGAGAAGAAACTTCTTGAACAGCAATACAAAGCAGCTGGCGCTGCTTTTGATGCGGTTCGTCGTAGAATGCCATCTGGTCAGCGTAGATCTGGTTTTGCTATGTCTGTGTCTGCTGTTGATGGAGACATTTACCAACAAGCATTTGTAAAGTTCAACAATGAAATTGATAGAATCAATGCAAGAGTTGCTGGCTTGAACGCCGACCTTGTACCTCTTGAGGTGTCTAAAAGAGCATTGGACCCAAAGGTTCAAGCTTCTGCTTTAAAGAAGATGAGTATTCTTGTTAATGGTTCCAAGCGTGCTGGTGCTGTTTTTGATGAAGTTGGCGTTGGTCGCTGGGTTGACAACACGCATCCTACTCTTGTTGATGTTGCACGTCGTGACGGTCTTAAAGAGATGGACGAACTAACTGCTTTGGGAGTTAACGCTCGTAGCACCCCCAAGTCTGTGTCTGAGCGTCTAGACAAGGGCTACAAGGTTGGTGGACGTGATCTTGAGATGCGTAGAGCAAACCTAGATAGGGCTTTTAAATCAACTCCAGAGTATAAGCATCTTCAGGAACTTGCCGAGATGGAGAATGATGTTGTTGTTGCTTTGCATAAAAACACTAGAGCTTCTGCTCAATCGATGCAAAACTATGCTAATGAACTTGCTAAAGAACTTGAAATTGCTAGGGGTGCTTTGTCTGGTCCTACCAATGTTGCTAGACTTGAGCAAGAAATTCTAGCCGACGCACAGGCTGCTAGTGATAGTTTGCAAGCACTTAGAGGTGCTGGACCTGTTGGTCCTGATGGTGTTCCGTTGGAATTGCCAACGTCACCTGCTGCTGTTGATGAGTTTGGTCAGGCTATTACTGCACAGTCTGCTCCTGGTGGTACTTTTGTAGAGCCTGGCACTACGCCTAATACTAGGTTGTCTGCTGCTCAGGCTGTTCAGGCTGAAAACAGATACAACGTTGGTTTCGGAAAGATTCAGGCTGATGATGCTGAGGAAGCTCGTCTTTTGTGGACTGAGAAACGGATTGATCCTGCTACTGGTCGCAAGACGCTACCATCTTTGAGAGATGAAACTATGAAAACAGTTAAGACTGCTTTGGAAAATAAGCGCACACAGAGGTCTGCTGTTGAGGATATTATTAAAGCGGTTAGTGGTGCGGCTGAAGAAGTGCGTATTAAGATTGAAGTGACTTCTGGTGGTGTTGACCAGTTTATGGAAGCATTGAACGATGGTCGTCAGTTGGCTGCTTCTTTGCAGCAGCAACTTGATGAAGTTAACATGTTGGTGGCTTCAATGCCAGCCAAGGACACAATGGATGTATTTAAATCTATGTCTACGGCAAAGGGTGGACGTAAAGTTACTCCTGCTCAACAGTCTGCAGCAATTGAATCTTACAACAAATGGTTGAAAGATAACAAGCGTGTGTTTGAAATGCTTTCTGAATCACCTGATGATCCTGTTAACAAGGCATGGGCTGCTGCAGCGATGGCTGATTCGCAGTTGATTGATTTGGAATTGACTCATGCTGGTGAGTTGCTTGCCATTGCAGGTGCTAGTGCACCTGAATGGACAACCAGAGTGTTTGAACCATTCTCTAAAGAGTGGAAAAAAGCTGCTGAGGATATGGGCTTATACAAAAATATGAAGCGCATAGACGAAAAGGGATTCCCCAATCTTGTTGGTGACAGTGAAGCACTTACCCTTCTTAATAGCGTTGGGCGATTAAACCAACTTGGTGTTGTTAATGACCTTGGTAGGTTTATGAGCGGATACACACAGTTCTTTAAGGCGTACGCTACTCTTAGTCCTGGTTTCCATTTGCGTAACGAGATAAGCAACGTGTTTTCCATGTTTGCTGCTGGTGCAGATGTAAAGAACATGTATGATGGGTTTAAGTTGTGGCGTATGGCTGACACTCATTTTTCTGGTGGTGGAAGTGTTGATTCGTTCATTGCAACCTTGCCAGATGCTCAAAAAGAAATTGCACGAAACAGTATTGGCGTAATGCTTGGCATGGGTGGCGGTAGAACACAAGACGCCCTGAGCAGTTTCATGGCTAGAGGCAACGCTAGAATTAACTCCAACGCTGCTCTTAACTATTCAAAGAAAATTGGTGGCAAGCTTGAAGGCTCTGCTCATTTCATGCTGGCTTACGATTCTTTTGTAAAGGGTTTTGACCCTAGCCAGTCGTTCAACAGAACAAAGCGTTACTTGTTTGACTATTCAGAGAAGTCGTTGCTGGATGAATCAATGCAAGACATTGTTCCATTCTGGACATGGATGAGCCGCAACTTGCCTTTGCAGATTACTAACCGCTGGGCTAACCCCAAGCCGTATCTAATGTATCAGCGTATGGTTTCAAACTCCCAAGAAGGAGAGGACATGTCTGGAGTGCCTGCCTACATGCGTAACGCCATCAGCCTTGGTGGAGACAAGTTCTTGAATCCTGATTTGCCGTTCAGCAGAGTGAACGATCAGATTGATTCACTGACTGACCCTAAGAGACTTCTTGGATACTTAAACCCTGGTATTCGTGTTCCTTTGGAGACAATGTTTAATCAAGACCTATACACAGGGAAGCCCATGACTGATAAGCAGGAGAAACTTTCGGGTGCTACTCTTTTGTTGGCTCCGTTCTTGCAAGCCACTGGTCAACTTAGTTACAACCAAGCGGGAGACCCTGTCGCCCCATCAAAGTTTGTTCGTGCCTTGACACAGATAATACCACCTATTGGGCAGGCACAACGTGTCGGAGACAAAGGTGTCAACAGTTACTTAGGTGTACCAGTTCAGACTGTTACACAGAAACAAAAAGATGGTGTGGCTTTTGGTAAGCTTGAACAACTCAGAAAACTTTCCGAAAAACAACGTAACATCCAGAAAGCGGAGTAACATGAAATATTATAATTGGCAGAAACCATCGAAACTTGACTACGTGAAGTTTCGTGTTGCATCACCGAACCTTGAGGTGTTGAATCGCTATTTGGCGAAGCGTTGGGGTGGTACTAACCTGGGGATTTTTGTGAAGCGCCCTGTTCGTGGTGGCACTGTTCCTTCTACTCATTCGTTTGGAGCGGCTCTTGATTGGCGCTACGACACCCGTGAGGAGGGTAAAGAAGTCATGGACTGGATAGTACTCAATCATGAGGTACTGGGAATCCAAGTCGTACAAGACTATGTTGGTTGTTGTATTTGGATTGCTGGTCGTGGCTGGAAAGCCGCAACACCAGACTCTACAGGCTTTGGTCAGCCGTGGGCTAAGTGGATACATGTTGAAACCTCACGTGAGTCTTGGGGAGACAAACGCAAGGTTTCAGAACGTATTAAGGGTTAATCTTCCCATATATCTATATTGTCACGCTTTAATGCGTACTCCATAGTGCTTAGCAGAGACATCAGGACGCTTGTTCCTATCATCCACGATGTGGGGTCACCCATGCGCATGCCATAGCCTGCACGTACTGCGTCTAGCATGTCTGCTTGTGTCATCATAACACTCATCTCGTAATACTCTGAGTCTTGGCTGATGATGCGTTCAGCTTTTGCTGATATCTGGTTTATATCTTCTTCGGGAAGAAAGTTTTTAATCCAGTCGTTTTGATCTGTCATTTTTAATCACTATCCAATCGTGTGGCAATCCATTTACAAACACTCCTAAACCTAGTTCGGTATTTGTAACACCGTAATGCTTGGCTAGGATTGTCTGCAGTTCTTGGACGCTTACCGCAACGTGGAAGGCGACCGTGAACTGTGTGGCTTTCATTCTACTTCAGGTTGTTCCTTGCGCATTGCATCTTCAATTTTGGTTGCTGATTCAACAATTGATTCTACTGCTGGGGCACCGAACCTATCTTCAAGGTAGTGGATGATTGCAAATATGTTTGCAACAATCCAATATACATCTACTGGTTCTTTCTGCTCTGTATTAGCTATGTCCTGGTGTTCTGTCATAATCTTCTCCTAACTGAAGGTTGAATGTTTCGTCAATCAACATTAGGGCTACTACGCAATATCCTACGATATCGAGAAGCGTGTCAAACACTGATTCATTTTTTGCATATTTGTTTTTAAGGTTTGCATACCGTTCTACTTTGTCTGATAGACGTACGATAATACCGTACAGTCCAAACTTGTTTATATTTTCGTGACCGTAATCATATTGTTTACTGCACAGTGTTTCAAAGACTGTAACTAAGTCCCACGACTCAATATTTCTAAGCTCATTAATAGCGGATACAGCCATGGTTTCAAATATCTTTTCTGTGTTTGCTGATGAAGATGCTGATTTTTCTCCTACTGTTAGTGCTACAATCCATGTACGCATTGACGGGATATCTGCTGTGCGTAGAACATACATGTCTGCTTGTACTTTTGATAAATACTGGAGCCATTGCATTGCTGACTGGTCCCATGTGGTTGCTACTCGTACTGATTTTCTAATTGTTGTGTCGTTGCTCATTGTTTCCTTGAGTTTTTCAAATGCTTGGTTTCGTAAACGCCAAACATGTGTTTTGGTTATTGATAGTTCGTCCGCTATGGACTGAAGTGAACGGCCCTCGTTCATGAGGGCGTTCACAATCCATTGTTCACGTGGCAGTAGTTGCTCCACATGCATCATCACTGCGTCACGTAGTTCCATTAAACCATCCTGTGGTTCGTATGGTTCTTCGTGTGGCATGGTTTCCATTAACGCTTGGTATTCGTTTTCTGGTACTCTGTAACTTGTAGACCCCATTTGACTACGATAGTTTTCAGTGTCGTGGTTATTGGGGCTGTCTGTGTACTGCATAGGCGTTGGCATCGTATTTCGTTGGTTCAGATGGGAAATCATCTGTCAATAGTTTAACATACGCTTTCTTGTTGTCATCAAAATGATCGATTGTGCCCTTGGAGATGCAGGCTTCTTGCCATGCTTCTAGAGGTGATATCCACCATCGTTTTTTCGAGGAGTCGTAAACAAACAAATGTACGGGAGCCATTTGTTGCCAACGGGCAAGTGCGTTCATCTTTTCTATCTTGAACTTTAATGTCTTGTCACGACCTACACCCATGACTTCAATCATTCCGTCAACCGTGAGGAAGTCTGGAAGGAAACGCATGATATACGGTAGTGATTGTGTGTGTAGGTTTGGTCGGTTAAGTCCGAGTCGGTGGTTCGCTGGGAATACATCTTCAAAGACTTTCTCTGCGACGTCCCCCATTGCGCCGAAGCGTACGTGGAATGGTGATTGGTGGAATGCGTTACTCATGTTTTGTTACCAGTAGTCGTTGGACGAGTTTATCGTCAGTGTATGCAATGCCGTTCAATCCGTCCAGGATTGATTTGGCATAGTTGTCGATATCTCCTCGCAGTTTACTCGCTGGTCCATCTAGCGTTTTAACTGTAATAGTTACCTTGTCTTTGTATAAACCTATCACCATACTTACTGGTGTGTCAGCACATGGTCCATGCCAAGATGAGCCAATGTATCTTTCAAATACAAGGGTCTGTTCTGGGGTAAATACTCTACCTCTCCTGCCAAGCCTTGGGCGTTGTTTAACCTTTGGCTTGACTGGGATGGTTTGTTTGTGGTTGATTGGTTCTGTCATGGTGTGCCCATTGTGATTACGTATGCTCTTTCTATTAGTTTAATTAATTCTGATTCACCGTCTGCTCGGTCTTGGAACTTACCCCATCGTGCATCTGCTGAACGCACAACCACCAACGCTTCGTTGGGTGGTATGTTTGCGTCACGCATTTTACAGGCGAGTCTAAACAGCGTGGAGGAACGGTCGTTTCCTTCTATTGGTCCGTCTCTCCACATGATGTATGGTATTGCTCCGACTTTGCGCAGGATTTGTTTTATGTCTGCGTTATCTTCGGTGTTGGTTATGTGTACTCTCTGTGGAGGACGCCATAGGTTGGCTAGTGTGTCTAGCTGTTGTTCGGTGGTTAGGTTGGCGTTGGCTTCTTCTAGGAACTGTGTTAGTGACATAATGTTTTCATCGTTGTCTAGAATGTAGCGTTCGGCTGGTGTTTCCTTGCGGGCGTTTGGGTAAGGTAGACGTACGTAGTTGCCGTATCCTGTTCCTGCTGTTTCCTGCTTGGGGTTGACCTCTTTGGCTGGGTAGTTAATGGCTTGGTGGGCTGCTAGGAATGCTCTGCGCATTGTTGCGGCTGGTACTAGCGAGTCTGCGAACACCCAGATGTGATATCCTTTGCGTGTTCGTTCAACCCATGATGTTATTCCTTTAACGGCGAAAGACATTTGCAAGTTACGTGCTGCATCTAAGTCGTCTACGTCAATGTCTGAACACCCCCACACACAATACCAGCTGGCTTTGAATGGTAGAAGTGGGTACACACCAATAAGTTCGTCACCTTGTAGGTGTTCCAGGAACTTGTCTTGTGTCAGTGGCTGCTTGACGCATCCACCACCCCATGAACCGTATACATCACCTCTGCCTCTGAATAGTTTTGTAAACGATTCTAGAATGGCTGGGCTGATGGTAGTTCCGCTTGGCTCCATTGTGCGCTCCTTAAATACTGGTCGGGTAGTTCTCCGTTCTTGAGTTCCCATAGTCGTCCTGTTTTGACATCTATTTCAAAGTCCACATCGTCAACTAGCATTCCTGCTGGTCGTTTGTTTTTTAGCAGAGACAGAGTGATTGTGTACTCGTGTACTTTCTGGTCATACATGAGCATCTCTAAACGCTCTTGTGCTTTCTCTGTGTGGTTTCTGTCTAGGCGTTCTCTTAGGTCTTGTATTTCTGCTCCAATTTCCATCTTCTTTCGGCGTACACCAATGATCGATGTTGCTTGTTGTTCTCCACCGTAGGCACCTGAGGAGATGGTTAGTTTGCGTCCATCTGCTCCTGAGGTTCGTGAGGTTTGGTGTAGCACTAGCATTGGGATGTCGTGTCGTCTGCCGAATCCTTTTAGGAATCCTGCTTTCTCGGGCACTTGTTCTCCTGCTTCTACAAGTTCAAGGTAGTCAACTACTGCGAGGTCGGGCTTGTCGCCCCATACATCACACACTTCGTTGTATGCTCGTTCCATGTCTGCTGGTATTAGTGGTTGGTCAAAGACTGCAAGGTTGGGGAAGTCCTCCTCTGCTGTTTGGCGCAGTAGGTCAATGGCTTCTTTGTCGTCGTTAGCGACACGCATCTCTAGTTGACGTGCATCTATGTTGTGATGCATGCATGTCAGTTTAGTTAGCACGAGTGTTTTGGGTTCATCGGGGATGAATAACGCTATCTTCTTGTCTCTGTTGTTGCGCAACGCATGCAACAGCACCAGTGTCTTACCACCGTGGCTGTATCCGAGCATCATTGCTAGTTCTCCTGGGGCTATGCCACGCATCTCGTTATCTAGTGGCTCTATGCCAAGGTAAACTCTGTCTTGTGGTGATTGTGCCCAACGCACAAACGCATGTGCTGCTTCTGTGAGTGGTACGTAATGGCGGTACTCTTTTGGAATAGAAGAAGCAGGGGGCGTAGTTCCCCCTGCCTCAACTTCGTTCCAACCCGCCTGTATTTGATCAAGCGAGAGTCTCAATTACGCTCCCTTTGGTGGCCAGTAAGCTTTTTCCTTGTCGTTCACTGCTTTGAACCAAGGACGCTTTGGATTGGCTGCAAGGTCTGCACGATTGTCGTACACTTCTGTAACACCGTCACGCTGACAGGAAGATACAAGCCACTCAGGGATTGGACCTTGCTGGTCGTTCTTGATGCTGACTGTGAAGCCTGCGCTGGTTGCCTGTGGGAATGCCTTGGCTACCATTGCTTCTGGTGTTGCTTGTGCGCCACCGTAGATTGCACTCATGAGAAGTTCGGTGACTGCTTCAAAGTTGTCCGCATACAAACCAAGGTCTGCTTTGTTGATTGTAAGTTCTGACGCAATTTTTGCGGCTACTTGTGTGATGATTGCTTTTGAGTTGTCCATTATTGGGCTATCTCCTGTGTGTTGTTGTTTTCGAACTCGCTAATACGAGAACCTTTGCAAATTGACCAGTATGTGCACCACTTTTCAGAGCAGAGAAAATGCTGGTCGTTTGTCATCCAAGGAGTTTCAAGTCCGAGTTTAACAAATGGTTGTACTATAGAGTCTACCTGATGTTTGAACCAGTCAACGTGGCTAGCAGTACGAATGATCGGTACTATCTGTCCTACGCTGGTGGTGGCTCGTGTCATCACTCCATAGTTAAATCTTACTGGGTACCCTGGTGCCCATCCCATCTCCACGCTGGCATACGAGTATGCTGTCGCTTGGATGGACTGTAGTTGTTTCTCTCTTTGAGAGTATTTACGTCCTGCTGTTTTCCAGTCCCACACTAACCCGTTGGGGTCTACATAGTCCATGGTGCCACCTAGCCAAACCTCTGTGGGTTTGGTTTGTGGGTCTGTGGACGGCATGCCAAACATGTCAATGGTTGGAATGTCAAAAAGCTTTACACCAAACTTGGCTTCAACCTGACCACCTGGCACAACTTCACGCATGATGTCACGCTCAAAGGTTCCCATCAGTTTCTGTACATACTCACGCATGTGTGCAGGACCATTGGTTGAGTTAATCTTGTACGGTTCCTCATCCATCAGTCGGGTAAGTTCTGTATCTGCTACTGTGTAGCCTTCCTTAACTGTTCCCCCACCTAGGTAGTGTTCAATGCCTTTGTGAACGGCGGTTCCGATGTGTGTGGCATCTGAACCTTGCCTCCACTCTGGAAGCCTTACGGCAAGTCGTGCACGCTCTGGGCATATCAGCACATCGTTAAGCCATGATTGGCGTACCCATACTTTTGTGTGGTCATCTAGTTCTTCAATTCTCATTAAAGTTCTCCTTTTTGTTGTAGTCGTTTTCTTAGATGGGTTACATACGATTTGTTTATCGTATAGCCAAACTCGTCAATGATTTCTTGACGCAGTGGGGTTGGCTGCATGCCCCGTCTAATTCCTCTGACTAGATACGCATACACATCCGCTGGTAAGAAGCGTGATGGTGTCATGGTTTTTTCTATCATAGGGTCGATCATTGAGTATTGAAATATTTCTTCTGCTTCAATATGTTTTCTGAACAATCTAATTGGTGGTGTCGCTTTGTTTACTAGCTCACACCAGTGTGGTATTGTGCCATCCCATTTGCCAAAGTATGCTAGTGCTTCACCGTTTAACATTTCGTGTGGTATCGCTAGATAGTTTGGGGATACTGGGGCTGTGATTTTTACGTCACATAAGCATAAGGGGTCGTGCGATATAACATCGCAACCCTCGGGTGATAAGGTCATGTTCTCCTGTCATGTATTTGTTATCTTGTCTTGTGGTGCGCCACCCCTAAGGTGGCTCACCTACGGGGTCTGGTACTTCCCCCCTCCGTTGGTTCCCCCCAGGCTCACAGCCTAGCATTAGGCTTGGGCTTCTTGTCAACGGGCTCCATCTCAACGGCTTTCTTTCCTCGCTCATGCCAGTGAGTTGGGGGCTTAAATAGGGCTAGGTCTGTACCTATCCAGTGGGTGCATTTAGGGCACTGCCAGTAGTTCATGGCTGATTACCACCTTTCGTGGCTTAGAACGCTTCTCAGCGTCTCTGACGGGACTTGGCGACCACCTTGTCCCACGCTGTCCAAGGCGCTGGGACGGGTGGTTTCAGGTACTCGTTGTTTTTGATGCAGCCCCAGCCATTAAATCCAACTGGCTGTTGGAAGTAACCGTTAGGAGCCAACCATCCATGCAACGCAATCCTGTTCGCAATAGTGATTTGCTCTAGCCGTGTTGCGAGCCATTGCTTGGGTGCGAACTCTTGTCCACCCCAGCCCCGCCATGTCTGTATGTAAATACCGAGCCCACCAGCGAATTTACCACGATCTTTCCAGTTGCTCGCAGTTTCGCATTGAGCGACTTTGTCCCAGTATTTGTTGCTGGGTGGTTGGAGTGTAGCCAGCCACGATATATCCCACTTACTACTGTTTCGTGCTTGTACTTTTTGTTTGTGGACTTTTGGTGCTTGTGTGGTAGATGTGTTAAAAACATATACAAATTCTTTCTTTACTGTTGTTATGGGTGAAGCCGATGCTGGCTTGTTGTCCGATAGCCAAAAGGCTAGCGTGAGAGTTAATACTAAAATGATTTTAAGTATAGTAGATTTGTTCATGATTGGTCTCCTTCATAAACTGAATTAAGGCAAGTTCCAGTTTATGCTTTGATGTCATTAGTAGAGCGTACTCCTCTGATACGCCGTCTTGCCATTTGGTGGATGATACTCTGCCAACTTTCTTGGCTACTTGGTCACAGCCGATACTCAGGGACTTGATGGTCGCTCGCAGTTCGTCAATGGTTAATTGTGTGTTTATGGTTAGTTCCATGTCGTTACCTATTTTGTTGTGTTGTGGATATCTTTACAAGTGTAAAGTTTCTAAAAGGGTTCTGGCGCAACGGGTTCAGGCAACGCATACAGATTGTCCTCCATACGACTAGACAAGTAACTACACACACTAGACCTTAGGCTTGTCCACAGCAATGTGGTTGAGCGTTCCTTGTAGTCGTCACTAAGTTCACGCCACATCATTCTGAATGTTTCAGGGTCAAGTTCTGGCAGAGACCACACAGAGTCTCTATAGTCCGACTTGTGCATTAACTCTTTGTGTGTTTTAACAATTTCCCAGTCTGCGTCAAACACATTAATATCTCTAGCCATGTTGTTCCACATAGACATTGCGTTGTTCATTGTTAACGGATCAGTGTTTACATAGTTAATGTTACCTAGTCCTTCTGATATTGTTGTCTGTATGGTTCGTACACGACCACTGCAGAACAGGTCCTCGTTTTCTGTGCTGAACTTTTCTGACTGTACACGCATACCGTCACGGATGATTCCGTATGCATGTCGTTCTATCTCCCATTCTGTAATGCCGCTATCTGATGCGTCAATGGTAAATTCTATTGTCATGCTAACTTGATATGATTTCATTTGTTTCTCCTAAGTAGGTTTGTTTTTTGTTTTGGGTGCCATGATGCGTAATACACGCAGTACATTTTGTCTGTGTCAATGACTAAGTTGTTGCCGTCGTCATAAATAAGTGGGTATGCTGTAACGCTGATGCGGTTGTCGTCTACATAAAGATTTATATCTTGCCTGTTGAGAGGGTTGATATCTTCCATGTTGTATGTGTCCCACACATCATCGTAGTCGTTGTGTTTGTTCTTGCGCATCCAATGCTCAGCCATTTGTTTGGCGTAAGCATAGATGTCTGTATGTTTGTTTATCATGTATCTCCTAGAAGTAATAGTCTTTGTCTGAGTCGTAACCACCCCGTTGTAGTGATGGCACATACAGTTGGGACTCACGATAATCATCAACGATGTCGGACTGTGCACCCATACATCTACACAACATTCGTGGCTCTGAACAGAACCAACACGAGTCACACTGTGAACACAGGTCAGCATGGTTTACATTCTGTTCGTTGATGTACTCAATGTGGTCACAGTTGGCGCATCGCCACAGTTCACCCCACACTTCGTTGCCGTCGTTGTCAATGTATGTACAATCCTCAACAAGTAAAGACTGGTTATCCCACATGTCGTAATCGTATTTGGTTGTGTCAATACTGTATCGTGAATCAGGTGGTGTCTTGCCAGTAGATGTCCAGCCAGTAGTGTACATGCCGTGTCCTGAGTATGTGTAACGGTCGTACTTGTAACTATTGTTTGACCACCATACACCCTCAGCCCAATGCCCTAGGTCCTGGTTGATGATGTAATAGTCATCTTGAACATCAGGATTGGCAGACAGAAAAACAAGTTTAGAACCATCAGCGAACTTGGATAGTTTCTTGCGTGTTTTCTTGCTGTTGAGTGTTGATGCACCACCCCAACTAGGGAATAGTTCCTTAGCAAAGATAGCGGTGTCACTCATACCGTTGCGAGCCGCAATCGGCAACATGCCGTTGTGTGCTACAACCGTGTTAGTGTCCTTGCCAACTTGGAATGGGTGACAGTTGTTAATGTTAGTACCGCCATGTGTTGTGATACGGGAGTGAAACAACGCAGGACCCGAATGGATTGCTCGTGTCTTGAGGAAGTTATCCAACACGGCATCAAAGTTGAGCCCGCTACCTTTCACAATGTGTGTACCAGCATGAACAGCGTAACCAAACCCGTCAGGGTTGTTCTGTGAACCAATAGCCAATGAATCTACATCCGCTGTTGTGTACTCTTGCATGAATGTTAATAAACACATATTTCTTATATGCCTTTCGTTGTGGCGTAAGCATCAAATGCTTCATAGCCGTTTTGTTTTGTGAATTGGCGGAAACGATCCCAGTCGTGACTAGCCTTGATGTTGATGTTGTACATTTGTGTGACGCTGTACTCCGCTACTGCGTGTACACCCTCTAGTCGTGCTTGGATAGTTTTGGGGTTGAGTGTGCCCTTGAAGAAACGCAACTCCAATGTGTTGCGTGGCTGTAAGTTGAGCGCAACATACCTGTCGTTGTTTGACTGTCGTGGATAACCTGAGCGTAAGCCCTTGGCGTAACGCAACATCTGTGTCGCTTCGTGGTCGTCCCATTGTGCGTATGTTGAACGGCTACGACCAGCAAGTGTTTTCCACTGGTCGGTGTTGCGATAAAACATAGACATGAAACGATACAAAGATGACTCTCTACCCTCAAAGAATCCCTTGTTGATGTGAACATGAAGCCCACAGGTTCTTGTAGTAGCAGAACGCATACCAATGTCAGACAACTCACGCAATCGTGCGAGTGGTAATACATTTTGTATGTACTCTTTAGTCATGGGGTGAGATACGACCTCAAACCCATTGCTAAGAGAACCGTCGTGCTTGAGATAACAAGACTCACCAAATATTTCTGTGGCAAGTTCTGCACCTTCACTAAGGTCACAACCATCTGCTTCCATTTCTAACTCAAAGCCAGTCACACTGATGCGTCGTGGCTCTCGCATGGTTGTAAACATCTTGATGTCCTTGGTTAGAACATCAGGGCGCATACCATGGAAGATAGGGTCAGGACGGAAACTGTAGTCGTGAATCAATCGTGAACTTTCTTGCATCTCATCTTCGCATGAACAACCAGGTCCGTTGTCAATATGATAAACATTGTCACAGTATTCGCAACTGCTGTACTGTTCGTAACACGACTCGCATCGCATCTCATCCCAGCCTATGTCCATCATGTTGTCACGCTCTACATACAACCGACAGTCTGTACAGTATGTATGCTCATCGTCACAGTCTGCACAAAAGTATTGTGCGTTACCCGTTGTTAATGCTTCGTGTATGTCTTGGCGTCGCCAGTACGAGGTGTCCTCGTCCAAACGAATTGTTAGTGCCTCTATTAAGTGTTGGTCGTGACAGATACAGCACTCTGCTATTGCTGTTGGTTGTCCTAATGGTTCTTCTGTTGTCATTGTGTACCCTCCTTGGGTGTTGTATTTTTATTTGTACATCTGGTTTCTTTACAGGTGTAAAGAAATACAGATTGTTGGTTGATAGAATATTTACAGTAGTCAAATCGTCAATGATTACTGGGGTTTGTGGTACACATTTCCATTGATGTCACACAACCTCCTGTCAAAGATGGGTGATATACGCCACGCTAAGCCTACATTGTTAGCACGCTCAAACTCAAGCAAGTCATCTTCATCAACATAAGTCAAACGCTCAGTAACAGTATTCACTGCTTGCCAATACTTAGGCTTCACACCTCCCTTGCGTGCTCTCTCAACGCAACGAGCCAAGTCGTTGTCGTACTGCTTGCGTGATGATGATTGTTGTTTCATTTATTTATCTCCTAGGTATGTGTTGTTGTATTTGCTAAGTAAGCGGTCAAACAATAAAGCATAAGCCATCTCGTCATCTTGCTGTACATCCAATGGGGTGTCAATAATCTTATGCCATGAACCCGTGTCATCATTCCATAAAGGTTTGTTGTACGGGACATTCACTGAACTATCTAGTGCGAAAGACACAACACCATCAGTGATTGTGGCTCGCACCATAAAGTAATGCTCATAATTATTAGTAGTCATTGTCGTCCTCCTCAAAAGAAAACAGTTCATAGTCTGAAAGGAAATCTCTCAAACGGATAGGTTGCTCATCTGAATAACGATCGATGTCTAGTTTGTGTAGACATTGTTCAAGGAACCACATAGTGTGGTTTCGTAGTCGCATCTTTACAGGTGTAAAGAATAGAGTGAAGCGTAAACGCCTGTTCATATTGGTAGGATACTTTCTGTTGAATGAAATATGACATGAACTGCAAGGCAGAACATAAAGTGTTGGATAAAGTGTTTCATGATTAGAGACTAGACACTATTGTGCGTAGTCAGCCTCCTCATCAAACGATTCTGTGTTTTCTTCTGGTGAGTCAATCACGGGAATGAGTAAGTCAATGAATGACTCCCATTCGGCAATGATATTCTCTTGTGTTTCTACTGGCAACATGATGTTACCCTTTCTGTTTTGTCCCCATTAGTGGAGAGTCATGCCCACGAGCCGAAACCCGTGGACACTCACTCAACTATTAGATAGTTATCGTACGACTGTCACATAACCCTCACGCAAAGACTTTATGTGTCGTTGCCAACAAGCATGAAGAACACTTTGATAAGCATCACAATCATATTTGGAATCAAACTCAATTAGAGTTTGATTACAATCAGTAACACCACAAGTAGCAGACTGTGTAAACACAACCAAACCTTGATTAGCAACACGGTCATAACCAACAACTGTTTCGTTATTTATCTTCATGACTAGCGACCTACAATCACAGTAGGCATCAACGGAAGCAAACCGTCAATCGCATCAGTAAGCATGTCAGCAAAGTCAGTATCATAAGACACTTCCTCTTCATAATCACGCCAAGTTTGTAACTCGTCAAGCAATTCACTTATTTCTTTTTTGACATCATTCCATGTCTTGTGTATTTCCGTAGACATCTCTGTCTCCTTTGTTTATCTAACTAATCGTCAGCAACACTCACAGGTGTTGTACGCCTAACGGCGTTTCATAGGGTAGATACTTTACAGGTGTAAAGAATTATGCGAACCGCATGTTCTTTGCGATGATAAGCGCTGTCTTGCGCTCAACACCATTAGCAACCAACTCTTTCACAAGGTCAGCACCTGAAATAGTGCGAACCTTGTAGTTCGTAGTGTCCTTGACAGTAGTAACTGGCTTAGCCTTTGATGCTTTGATATGACCCATAGACTTCCACTCTTTCGGACCGCCGAGAAGATTCTCAACAGCCCACGCAATCGTAGAGATTTGCTGTGCAATAGTGGACTCCTTCCAGATGTCAATGTTCTTACCACGAGCCTCACGAACAGCGAGTCGTGCATACTCGGCAACATTCTTGAAGTCTTTGCTGTCAAGGTAGATAGCGTGCCACGATTGTACTCGTGACAACTCTGCCAAGTTCACTCCTTTCACAAGTGAAACAAAGTTAGTGGTCTTGCGTGTAGTACGCTTGCCTGTTGTTGTAGTAATGGGATTCTCCTTTGAGAAGTTCTTTACAGGTGTAAAGAGTATTTGTTATGTATGTATCTGATAGCCCCACCAAGTTCCTAGACTAGATAGGTAGACAGGCGTTGTGCCTTCTACTAATAGTTTCTACGCCTAATACACGCATTCATGTGTATGTGCTAGAAGGCTCACAGATACAGGCTGACACGACCTAGGGGAGTAGGCCACCCCTGCCGCCACTTGTCATAAGGG